GTCTGGTACACTGAAACAAGCCCTACCACATTCTGCAACTATATCATTCCCAACAATCTTGTACAAGCCCCAATAAGGATCATTTGCAATAATTCTTTCTCTCATTAATGAGTCGCACGATTTACCACCATTCTTTGCCGGTTTTCCCTGACTATCATAACCGATGACTTTTTTAGTACCTTCAATCCTACCACCCTGATATCCGGGGTAATCTGGACATGACTGATTCCCATAATCACAATCACCCAATGTTACCTGACTCGTGGATACATTACCTGGTTGGTTAGGTCCATCCGCTCCACAATTTACAGGTACGTAATCTGGGTCATTGTCATACCACCCACCATGCGAATATTCACATATTTGTATTTCCCGACCAGTTTCACCACCGTCTCCTTCTCTACAGGTTTGTTTTACAGTCAAACCATCAGGGCATGAACCTCCATTTATCGCATCCGCCCCGTTAGCAACGAATTTCTTATAATAATAAGGAATTTTAGTACGATTCCATGCTGTTGAGGGATCGTGATTATAACAAATATTACCATTTGAGGCACCATCACCATAATTTGGAATATTTCTAGGACATCCATTTTCCCAAGTAGCATCATTTTTAGGGTTATTTGGATCATAAGCAGGCCCCGTCACCCCACTTCCCACGATCGATTCCCAATTACCTTCACAGTTTTCAGGTAAGCCATCATTTAAGATTACATCCACTGAGCCACATACAGCATCACCGAAATAACGTTCTTGACCTGAGTAGTCCGGGGCTGGACAGTTGGTGGGTATATCATCACAATCCGTTCTCCATTTACACTTATCCGATTTAATAGTTTCCATTGTCGGTCCGATGGTATCAAATTTAAGACCTTTGGTACCATAAAAACCATTGAATAATGCAAAATATAAAGGATTTTTCAATTTCGATTCCCAATCATTTTCACTGAACCCTTCATGGATAGCATATACGTCTTCTCCAACTAAAAATTTATTTCCTTTTATATCTATTTCATCATCTATGAGTTTAGTTTTTACATCTTCAAACTTATCACGAGTTAATTTACATTTGTATTTGTATTGTTCGTCAGGTTTAAGACTTAAAGAAAATCCAGAACATTCATCGGAATTTACACAAGCAGATGCACATTTTACAAATGCATCGTTGGTGTTTTGTAAATTTTGTTCTATACCTATACCATTTTCATCTACATTAGCAGGAATACCATCCATGTTTAAACATGAAAATTCACCATCTTGTGTACGTATTCCACATTTAGGAACTTGTATATAATAGTCGTGAATTTTAGGATCTTCCTTCCTATAAAGTCCTGATGTAGTTTGATATAAAGGATCTCCTGTTGCCTGACTCATTAAAGTATTAAATGATACAGGTCGATTCGATCGGTTGATGTCGGGCGAGCCATCCGTTTTGGATCCTAGATGATTGTCTACCTTCACTAAACTTTTACGAGCAAGTAAATTAGTATATTGAGATATGTCATATTCATTATCATACCATGCAGCGCCTTGATCGTATATATATTGATCGACCCCCTCTTGAAGTTCTCCTTTAATTCGGTCTTTTTCAGATTCACGTTGTTCTTGCGCCGCTCTCATCCAAGATCGAAGATATCCAATTTGACTTTCCATTTCCCGATTATACCCTTCTTGAGCCTCTTCATTACTCGCTGCCAAATCTGTAGAATTGAATATATCTCCATAAAATGCATCTACGGCCTCTGCCGCCGCATCTTTATCATCTTTTAAAGCTCTTAACTTTTCAAGAAACGATTTTAAATCGAAGGAATCTTCAAGCACCTCGTCATCGTCTGGGAGAAGCTCCTCCTCTGGGTAATACACATCCGAATCATTCACCTCCTGTACATTTTCCTCATACCCTTCTTTCCTAAAACTTAAAAAAAGTATAACCACCGTCAAGGTTATACATAGAATCAAAATTTTACGATCCATCTTATAGTACTCTAAGAAATTATTTATTTGAACATATACTACAAGCCTTTTTAGAATACCCGTGTTCACACTTTTCAGAATATACACACTTGCGACACATACTTCTTATATCTCCGTGTATACATATACCACCCCCATTACACACACTACACTGGATAAGTCTTTTTTGGTGTGGACATATATTTCGAATTATGTTCATAATTCATCTTAGAGATATTATTTTAACTAATACTATATAATAATGCCTCTGTCGAATAAAAAACGATTATTTATTAAAAAAGTTTCGTCCGGGTTTAGATATCTATTAGATGACTATGGGATCAAATCTATGAAAGAATCGTATCTAAAAGAATTTATAAAAGAAAATGTTTTCGTCAAAGGTAATTATATGGAAAGACTAGAGTTTTCCGCGGGTAAGTTTCAGTTTTGTCTAGAAAATCTAGATGATGATCTTTTGAGATCCATCTTAAAAGAGTTTGACACTATGGGGTTCACTTTGGAGCGTGTATTTCATGAAGCGGGTGTAAACCCCCTCTACTTTGACGATGACGAACTTGAATATTCAAAATTAATAGATACAGAAGATATTATTACATTCCAAGATTTAATTAACACATAAAACTAGGTCTTTCACACTTGTATCTTGCAAAGGGGGCTTTGTCGGCGACGTAATACATTTTATAAGCTGATACAAGATCTGGAGACTTGTATTGCTCGGGCATACATTCTGGAATACCCTCTATAGAATAATAAGCAGTCTCACTTTTACGTTCTTCGAAATGAGATGGGTGATTTTCGTATAACCAACGCAAATGATGTTCACACGTGTGAATTTTCCCGTACCGCTCTGTGTATTCATGACTGAGAGCGAGTCCGATTTCACAAGCATACATATAATTTTTGATACTGGAACCTATCCACATGGTCATGGGGTGCTTCTTATGTGCGGGTTTGTATCCACGTTTACTTCCATCTTTCGTCAAGGGGGCGTGTTCTCTGACGTATTCTTCTTGACCAGAAAAAAACCAAGCGGTGTATAACATTTGACATATCTCGAGTTGAATCTTAACGACGTGTTGATCGCATGACAGTTTGGCGATTTCCTTAGGATTCAACGAAAGAAAAAATATGTTCATCTTACAAAAATAATACTACTTTACAACTTAGGTGCATTTTCCAAAACCGAGAACGTCCTTCTGCTTTCTTGTAGGAATAGATTGGGGTAGCACCGCAGTTTTTACACTATGCACCCATTCATCTCCATCATACGCCATCCAACATATATCGTATCGTTCTATCATCTTTCTACATAAAACACAAGGCATTGATATACCCGCACCATACGTTGTATTTCTAGATATTATGAGGTGTCCATACTTTCGGTGAACCCAATCAGAAAACTGGTGTGGCTTGTACCCCTTTCGTATACATTCCCTATATAACCTTCGTATTAACTGCCTCTCCGCGCACATATGATTCGTGCTATCCACCTCAACAGATTTCTTAGACATAGAACTCGTCACGGTACAATATTTCATTTTTCATAAAATATATGAAACATTCACTAGACTTAGGTATTATTCATGTCGTTCCTTGACAATATAATTTGGATATGTCTGTCTCACATGGTCCTTATATTTTAGGTACACGTTAATTTTGTCGTGTACAGACATATTCTCAGTTTCAAATTCAATTAACATGTGATCATGATTGATATCCAAATGAATAGAGAATCTTTTAGGAATTTCCGGAAAAATTTCTAAAGTTTTAGGAGCTTTATTTTCGAATAATACTTGCTCGGATAAAGCTAAAGGGGAAAAATTTCTAAAATGATTTTGTAAAACGTTTAATCTTCGAATAGCTGACATTTCTCTTATTTTCATTACAATTTATATCCACTAAGGTTTTAAATTCTATCTTTTAGCATCAATCCATCATCTCCTTGAGATTCTTTAAAGTCTACGTTGATGACGTTCGGATCGAATATATCACCGTGCGTTTGACAAAGTGTACAAGGTTCTGACGGAGTCTCTCCCGGGGCATGATTATGAACGGGGACATCTCTCTTTTTGGGACGTTTTGTTTTTTTAGTCGTCGGAGGTTTGGAAGGATCGTGCTTCTCACAAAATGTTTCACCTTCGATACATTTATTGCGACATGGATTACCCCTTATATTGATCCCTGTACACGCAGGTCTCTTCACTCTTGGAGGCTTTGGCTGTTTAGCGGGTTTGGGAGGACGCGCATGGACTTTACACGTCTGCAAACCTTCTGCGCAAAACTTTTTACACTGTTCCCCCTTAGCCGTTTGACACGGGCATCTGATTTTCTCAACCTTTACTTTTGCAACTTTTCCCTTTTTCTTGAGTTCGCTAATCTCCCCTCGCAACTTATCGTTCTCGTTGGCAATATCTTGAAACATTTTTCGCAGTTCATCAGCAAATAAATTATCCTTGATATATTCATCTAATTGGGTCATGGGAGATATACACGGTACACCGAATTCCATTTTTACTTGATAAAAATACAAACATCGTCGCAACTTAGGTGAATTTTATTTCTGTGAGAATATTAGAATGGTGTCGATCCACGATATACCTAAAAAAGTTCAATACATAGTAGTCGATTCCAACTATGTAAATGGAACTAATAATACATTTTCACTAGATCTATCACTAACTTCAAATACACACGTGGAAGATTTCAGTCGTGTGTTAGGTGTAAAGATGGTAGATTTTTACATAACACAGGTTGGAGCCACCACGACTGACCTAAACACTAACATAGCAAAACATGTAGATATTTTGTGTCCAAATATACCTCAAGTTGCGCAAATGCTCGATGAACGCCACGGACATATTTTTGCACGTGTACCTTTGGAGAGACACTTTAACGGAACGGATGGTATTGTTTTACGAGATAAACAATGGAAAAGCTTCAACAGAAAAACAAATTATTTCAACCCCATGTCTATACAAAAATTAGACTTTGAAATATTCGAAGAACAGGATGACGGGGATTATGTAAATCTAAACCCAGCTACGAAGTGGCACATGATATTAGAAGTCACAACCGTTGACCATAAAGAAACACCCATTTCCAAAGAAACACAGATTTTAGAAGCTATACACGCTCTCATAGGTAAGATTGAAAAATTACATCAGAGCGTGGAAAGACTCCCGACTAAAGAAGAAGCTGAAAAGATTATAAAGGAAACTGAGAAAAAACGTAAAAAGATATCATTTAATTATATTTTATTGGCACTCGCAGCTCTAGTAGGTGGTTATATATACTACGTGAATAAGATCAAAATGGTTCCAGGGATTATGTGATATAATAATCTATATGCATGTCTGGACGACCTATATAATTTGGATAGTCGAGCCCCTTGATTGGAAACGGTTCAGTTTCAGGTTCTATAGTATTTACCAAATCCCTACGAATATATGTGACTTCAAACACCATGGGAAAATTATTATCTATCCAAGGAACCAATGGATAATTATTCCCGTGAACATGTACACATATGAAATGCTTATTTAGATGTTGATAAAGTTCATCTATCTTTTTATCGTACGATATAAGATTTCCAAATAAATGAAACTCTATGATCATCTGTGAAAAATTTTTAAGATATTTAGATGCTATGAGCGAATCCCATTCAGCTCCCTCTACATCTATCTGTGCAAATAAATTAGTATTTTCAGT